GCAGCCGACTCCAGCCTCACCTTCTACGAGGACAGCACGGCCGACGACATCGAAACCGACCTGGCCAAGGGCACCAGCGGTTTCATCGTGATCTTCTCCAAGGGCAGCACGGCAGCCGCCAAGGGCATGGACGTCTTCCCGGTGACGGTCGTCTCCAACTCGAAGGCGTACACGACGGACAACGAGGCCGCCAAGGTCACCGTCCAGTTCACGATCACCGCCAGGCCGGCGTTCAACCAGACCGTCCCGGGTCCCTGATCCCGCTTAAGGAATCTTCCCCACCAGACCCCCGGCCGGGCCCGCGGTGACCCGGGAAGGCGCCGCGCGCCCGGTCGGGCCTTCCCCCCTTCGGAGACCCCGCATGACCAGCACCACAGCCTGGAACTCGCTGCAAAAGCGCCTCGACACCATGCCCAAGCCGACGGCCACGCTCACCATGTACGACGACCCGGCCGTCCGCGACCGCTACCAGGCCGCCAAGCAGGCATCCGAACGTGCCGACGCGTACCTGGACGGGCTGCCCAAGGACGTTGACAAGGACGCCCGCGCGCTGGTGGAGAAGCAGGCCCAGGACGCCCGCGCCGAGCTGAAGGCAGCGCAGGACGAGCGGGACGCCCACACGGTCGTGCTGTCCTTCCAGGCCCTCGAACGCGGCCGCCTGGAAGAACTCCTGGCGAAGTACCCGGCCACAGAGGAAGACGAGGAAGCCGGCCGCGACTACCACTTCGACACGTTCGCCCCCGAACTGATCTCGGCCGCCTCCACCGACGGCATGCCCCTGGAGTACGCGGCGCAGGCCCTCAAAACGTGGTCGCTGGGCGACTCCGACGACCTGTGGAACGTCGCCTGGAGTGTGCAGCGGCGCAAGCGGACCGACCTGGGAAAAGGCTGACCGAAGATGCCAAGTTCCGTGCCGAGATGGAGCTGTGCAGCCAGTACCGCATCCCGCACAGCCTCTTCCGCGGGCACGGCGACGGCACCTGGACCGACCTCGACCGCCGAAAAGCCCTCGCCCACGCCGAATACCAGCGCCTCGTCTGCGCGTCCTGCGGCACCCGCCCGGAGGAATGGGACGAAGACGCGGGCGGAGACGAGTTCGCCTACACCGCCGTCACCCACCGCTGCCTGGGCTGCCAGACCCTCCAGGACCGGCAGAAGGAAGTCCCCGACGGAGCGGAGGGCCACGGCGTGAAGGTCGCTCTCATCCCGACCAGCGTGCACGCCGCCCTGCAACTCCAACGAGACCACCAGTAGATCAGGAAGGAGCCCGCCGATGTCCGATGCCCAGTGGAATCTGAGTGTCCGCCTGACCGGGCAGGGCTCCGACCTGGCCCGTACTCTGCGCACCACCGCCCGGGACGCACGCGCCGCCTCCCGCGACGTGAACACGCTGCGCCGCGACATCAACCGGCTACGCGCCGAAGCATCACGCGGTATCCGCATCCGCGTGCGCGCCGACGCCCAGCACCTGCGCAACGACATTCGGGCAGCGCTCAGTACCGCCGGAAGCGGGCAGCGCATCGGGATCCGCCTCGGAGTCGACGCCGCGCACCTCCGCAACGACGTCCAGGCCGCGCTCACCGCCGCTGGCGCCGGACAGAACCTCACCATCGCGCTGAACGTCGACGGCGCCACCGGACTCGCCACCCTCAGGGAAGAAGCCCGGCAGACCGCGCACTCCCTGAACATCCTCCAGCGTGCCTCCCGAGAGGCGGAAAACCAGCTTGAGGAACTGGAATCCCGGTCACTGACCACGGCCGCCGCCCTGCGGCGCATGAACACAGCCACAGGACGGGCCAGCAACCGCCTCGACAGGCTGTCCACGAACACGCGGACCCTGCGCAGCGACCTGGACGACCTGGACGGCTCCCTGACCACCGTCACGGGCAGCCTGGGCGGCCTGAACGGAAGCTTCGGCAGCCTCGGCGGCGGATCCTCCGCCAGCGCCCTCAAGGGCCTGCTGCTGCTCGCCCCGGCGGCCGTCCCACTGATTGCCGGCCTGTCCACCAGCCTCGCCCCGCTGCCCGGCGCATTCGGTGCCGCCGGGGTCAGCGCGACCGCGTTCGGTGCCGCCCTCGCCGGCCAGATCGGACGCCTCACGGAAGTCGCCGACGCGCAGACCAAGTACGAGGACGCCGTCCGCGAGCACGGCAAGGCCTCCGCCGAAGCCATCAAGGCCCAGATCGACTACCAGAAACGCCTGGCCGAACTGCCGCCGGAAGCACAGCGCGCGGCGGTCGCACTCGGCCAGCTGAAGGACAACTTCTCCAGCTGGTCGGACGACATGTCCGGCTTCACGATGAAGCCACTCACCAACGGCATCACCGTCCTGGACCAGCTGATCCCGCGCCTGAGCCCGCACGTCGAATCGTTCTCCACCCAGCTCGACCGGGTCGTCGCGGTCGCGGGCGGCGCGGTAGAGACACCGGGCTTCGACGCCATGGCTGACCGGTTCGCTGACTTCAGCGACCGGCAGCTGGACGAGATGACCGACGGCGTCATGCACTTCCTGCGGGTGCTGTCCGAGGGCGGTGCCATCACCAGCGGCCCGCTCGCCGAGTTCATGGCCTACGCCCGGGAGAACGGCCCAGAAGCCCGCGAGGCACTCGCCGCCATCTCGGACGCCGTCATCACCCTGATGCAGGCCGCAGCCCAGGCCGGACCCAGCATGCTCACCCTGGTCACCGCTGCGGCCAACCTCGTTGCTGCGCTGCCGCCAGAGCTGATCGGGATCATCCTCCAGGTCGCCACCGCCCTGAAGCTGCTCCAGCTCACCGGCGCCGGCATGGCCGCCCTGTCCGCCGGTATCGCCACCGTCGGCGCCAGGATCGCCGCCCTGCAAGCAGCATCCGCCGCTGCGGGCGGTGGCATGGCCGGCCTTGCAGCCGCATTCGGCACGCTCGGAACGGCCGCCAAGGCCACCCTCATCGCCTCCGGTATCGGCATCCTCCTCATTGCCCTGTCGCAGCTGTCCGACATGGGCAAGAAGGCGCCCCCGGACGTCGACAAGCTGACCACGTCGCTGCGCACCCTCGGCGACACCGGGAAGGTCGCCGGTGAGGCGGCCCGCTCCTTCGGCAAGGACCTGTCCGGTCTCTCCGACAGTCTCCAAAAGGTCACCGACCCCAAAGGCCTGGACCAGGTCCAGCAGTCCATCGTGTCCTTCTTCGGTACCGACAGCACGCCGGTGAAGGAAGCCAAGGAGAACATCGACGCCGTCGACAAGGCGCTCGCGAACCTGGTGAAGAACGGTCAGGCCGACCTGGCCGCCGCCGCGCTGGACAATCTGTCGAAGAAGCTGAAGGACCAGGGGTTCTCCGCCAAGGAGATCAGCGGCCAGATGGACGACTACAAGTCGGCCCTGGCAGACGCACAGTTCGAGCAGGAACTGGCCGCCCAATCGATGGGCCTGTTCGGGCAGGCCGCCCAGGACACGTCGGCGAAACTCGACGCACAGAAGGCCAGCGCGGACGGCCTGCGGCAGTCCATCATCGCGTTGAACGACGTCAACCGCGCCGCCGGATCGGCCATGTCGGCGTTCGAACAGTCCATCGACGACACCACCGAAGCCCTCAAGGACCACGCCGGGGCCCTGAAGATGCGTGACGGCGAACTGGACCTGGGCAGCGACAAGGCCCGCGAGGCCGAAAAGGTCCTGTCCGACCTGGCCGCCAACACCGACGCCGCCGCCACCGCGGCCCGGGAGCAAGGCAAGTCGTGGGAGCACGTCACGGGCATCCAGGAACGCGGCCGGAAGGCCTTCGTGGACGCAGCCGACGCGATGGGCCTGAGCAAAGCCCAGGCCGAGGCGCTCGCCAACTCCTATCTGAGCATCCCCGACAAGAAGTCCACCATCCTGGAGATGCGGACCGAGGACGCCATCGCCGGTCTGGACGCGGTGATGTCGGCGATCAAGAAGACGCCGGACGCCAAGTCCGTGACGGTCAAGGCGCTCACCAAGGACGCCGTCGAACTGCTCGAAGGCCTCGGCTACAAGGTCGTCCGGCTGAAGGACGGAAAGTTCCAGGTGACCGCTGAGACCGGCGCCGCCACCGAGGGCCTGGCCCACGTGCAGCGGCTGCGGGACGGCCTGAAGAACAAGACCATCACCCTCGACACGGCCACCGCGGACGCCATCGCCGACCTGCAAGCCGTCCAGCAGAAGGTGGCGTCCACCAAGGGCAAGACCATCACCATGCGGGCGCCCACCGCGGAAGCGCGTGAGCAGCTGGAACAGCTCGGGTTCAAGATCCGGGGAACCAAGGGGAAGAACGTCACGATCAGCGTTCCCACCGGCGGCCCGATCAGCTCGGTCAACGCGATCCAGGGCGCCATCAACGGGCTGCGCGGCAAGACGGTCACCAACTACGTCACCACCATCACCAAGGACACCTTCTACAAGGTCCCGCTGATGAAGCGGGACGGCGGCGTCGTCGACTACTACGCCGACGGCGGCATCCAGAAGGGCGGCGTCCGGAAGTTCGCAGGCGGGGCCGAGAACCACGTCGCGCAGATGGCGCCCGGCGGGTCGTGGCGGGTGTGGGCGGAGCCGGAGACCGGCGGCGAGGCCTACATCCCCTTCGCCCTGTCGAAGAGGACCCGCTCCCGCGCCATCGCGGAGGAGACCGTGCGCCGTCTCGGCGGCGACCCGGCGTCCGTCCAGTGGAACGCGGACGGCAGCGTGACCGACTGGCGCTACGACCCCCAGACCGGCTCCCTGTACAGCGCATCGGATGCGGGTTCGGCTGGCAACAAGACCCGCAAGGTGAAGACGAAGGTCAAGGGGAAGTGGCAGACCAAGGAGGTCGAGTACTTCGACATCACCGCGGTCGAGAAGAAGCTGAAGTCCGCGTCGAAGGCCACCCAGGCGTGGAACGCCGACCTGCAAAAGGTCGCCGACCGAGCCGGCGGTGACGTCGCCGAAGCCCTCGCCTCCATGGGCAAGGACGGCATGAAGCTCGCCGACAAGATGGCCAACGGCTCCACGAAATACCTGAACGACATGTCCAAGGCCCTCCGCGAGTTGCAGAAGACCGCCAAGGCCTCCCTGACCGACTACACCCGCCAACTGGGCAAGGCCAACACGCTGAACAAGGCCTTCAGCGGAGACCTGGCCAAGCTCGCAGGGATGGGCTACGGAGACCTGGCCGCGCAGCTCGCCGAGCAGAACGACGAAGCCGCCCACCAGCTGGCCGCCGCTGCGGTGAAGGACAAGAAGAAGGCCGCCGCCGCCAACGCGCAGGCCAAGACCGCGAACAGTGCGCTGACCTCGGATCAGGTCCAGGCCCTGGTCCAGATCATCGCAGCGATCAAGACGTCCAAGACCGGCATCCACGACGTGGCCGCGACCACCGGCCTCGGTGAGGACGAGATCATCGCCGTCGCCAACAAGGCCAAGACACAGATCTCCAGCAGCCTCGGACCCCGCGCAGTGCGCTTCCTCGCCGACCTCGGCAAGGCCAACAAGCACCTCGCCTACGCCGACGGCGGCATCCGCGCCGGCATGTACGCCACCCGCGGCGGAATCGTCCGCTTCGCCGAGCCGGAGACGCACGGCGAGGCCTACCTGCCGCTCAGCCCGAACAAACGCCGCAGCGCCCTCCCGGTCCTCGCCGACGTCGCCAACCGGTTCGGACTCGGTCTGACCGACGCACAGGCCACCCGGCCGGTCGTCATCGTCCGCGGCGGCAGCGACACCCACGTCAACGTCACCGCGGTCCGTACCGGCGCGACCGCCGCCGACATCGGCGCACAGGTCGGACGCTCGGTCCGCCGCGCCCGCAGGGGAGGGGTGAGCGCCCGTGCCGCTTGACCTGGACGACTGGCAGTACGACCTCGGCGGCGTCCTCATCGGCGCCGGAACCAACGTCAACGTCATCGAGACCACCGGACTGGGAAGGCCGCCGGTGCGTGATTCGGATGTGGACCAGCCGTCATCGGACGGCCAGTTCGCCGGACCCGACTACTGGGGAGGACGGCAGATCCAGTTCGATGCCGCGATCCGGATCCCCGGCGACCCGGCGGCCTGCCACGACATGGTCGCCACCCTCCAGGCGGCCACCGACGCTGCTGCGGTCCGTCTGGTCGGCGGGCAGGGCCTCACCCTGCGCATGAAGCGGCCCGGCCGCCCGGTGAAGCAGCTCACGGCGCGCGCCCGACGCCTGGACCCGGAGTACCGGGACGTCCTCAAGGGCTACGTCCCCCTCGACATCGAACTCCTCGCGCATGACCCGACGTTCTACGCCGATGAGGAATCCCAGGCCAACCTGCCGCTCGGCTGGCTGACCGGCGGCGGGTTCGCCGCCCCCGTGGCCGCCCCGATCTTCGTGCAGGACGGCACGGTGGCCGCAGACCGGCCCGGCTGGGTCACCAACCAGGGGGATGCGGACGCGTGGCCCATCCTGCGGATCACCGGTCCGTGCGCCAACGTGACCATCACTCACGTTGCCTCCGGCCGATCCCTGGCCTTCCCCACGCTGAACCTGGATGAGGACCGGTGGATCGAGATCGACACCCGGCCCGGCTACCGGACCGTCACCTGGGACAACGGCGGAAACGCTCCCGGGCCCAGCCCCGGCTCCCGCATCGACTTGTTCTCCATCCCCCCAGGTCAGTCCGAGATGCGGTGGACCGCGTTCGACTCCAC